CGAGTCGATAAGTTACCTAAAGCGGCATGGGCTGCCGCGCATAGAGGGCGTTAAGAAGTGGCCAGGGTCGGTAGAGGACGGCATACAGCACATGCGATCATATCGTGAGATTGTTATTCACCCGCGTTGCTCCGGCACTGTGCGGGAATTCCTGCTTTACAGCTACAAGGTGGACCGCATGAGCGGTGACGTTATGCCTGCCGTTGTTGACGCGATGAACCACTTTATTGATGCGATCAGATACGCGCTCGGTCCGCTGATCAAGCATGGCCCCCAACCTGCAGTCTTCATGACTAGCAGGCATCGGAGGTAGTGCCATCAGCCTAGGTTAAGGGCGGATTGTATATTGGCAGAAAAGTTTACCTTGCCATTCCACGCGCTTGTTCTGACCGTGGCGATAACCTCAGTTTGCTTTAGAGACGCAGCAGCCCGCTCTGCCGATGTTGAACGGATTATGGTGCAATTATCCGTTCCTCTGCCAATGTTGTTAGCGTACCAAAAATGAAGGTATTCGCCGCTAGTCAGAGAGACTGTCTTTGGTGCGTGTTGTAATTTGCTCATCTTCTTATTCCCTATTTGTCGGCCCGCTTTATTGCTGACCATGTGTGTACAATAACACATTCGCGGCAATGTACAACATTTATTTTAATTTATTTTCATGCTTGACACACCCACAAATAAGCGTAATATCACCACAAGGCTGGCGATTGCTGGCGTACTGACAAGGGTATGAAATGAAAAAGAAAGACGCTAGAGAGTTAGTGCCAGGTGACAAGCTAGTGATGGTGTGCGATGGGAGCTATGGCGCAGCCTTTAAAGTAGGCGACATGGTTAGCTTTGCAATGAATGAAAATAGTCAAAAGATGGTCGTTTCGGGATTGGGTGGAGGGCGCAGGATAGATCAAACGATCTCCCGCAAAGACGTTGAGCTGTACACAGAGCGCCCCCACGAAGGCCTGCGCAAGACGTACAAGGCGGGGCAGGAGTGGGAGTTTAAGCAGATTGGGGAGACGTGTGCGTTTATGTCAATGCGAGGTAACGAGCCTTGTTGGTTCGCGAGCTTTGAATACCGCCTAAAGCCTAAGCCACCAAAGCAAACACGCCGCGAGCAGCTAATCGAGGCAGGCGTACCGGCTGAGGAGCTGGCGAGGGTTGTGGGCTGGGGGCTTGACGTAGATGCAAGTTTTCGCGCTGCCCGTACGCTTTCTTACGCATTTACTTGGCATGATACCCCACAAGGACACGCCTATTGGGAGGCGTGGGAAGATAGACTTAAAGGCAAAGACGTAACCATCCCCGAACCACTGGACGCCGAGCCAGAGTTGTACTGCGTAGTGTTCGGTGATGATAATCGGATGTGCGCCCTAGGCCACTGCGCTGACTTTAAGGGCGGGACGCTAAACGAGTGCAAAGAAACCGCAACAAGGATGACAAGAAACTTCCCATCTGGTAACTACCGAGTCATGCGCCTAACCCCCGCATAGACTACCAACTAAAATTCCGGTATAATTGAACGATAATTCTCTTATGCCGGAATTCATCCAATGCCAAAACGCAAGCGCACGACGCCGCCGCTCACGATAAACGGCTCGCTAGTCACCAACGCCGCGCAAACCCAAGTCGCTAACTGGTTCGCTCAGGCCACGCAGACCAACCCCAAGCATAACTATAATTTTGACTTCGGGTACCCGGACTCAATCACGTTTGAGATGAAGCACGCCATGTATCGCCGAAACGGTATTGCGCGCGCTGGCGTATCTCACGCCATAAACAAGACGTGGTCTGACTACCCGATGCTTACCGATGGCGAGGAGGCCCACAAAGAAACCAAGATCGAGGCCGCCATCCGTGTCGCCTTCAAGCGCTTGGCCTTTTGGCAGAAGCTGCGCGAGGCAGACGAACGCTCACGGGTGGGCGATTACGCTGGGCTGATATTCCGCTTTGCCGACGATAAGCTATTCTCAGAGCCCGTTGATACTGTACCTGGCGGACTAGACGGGCTGGTCGAGATTATCCCTTGCTTCGAGGGGCAGCTAACCGTGAGCGAGTACGACTCCGACGAGCGCAGCCCAAAGTACGGGAAGCCCAAGTCATTCCTTTTCAACGAGGCTAGCGTTGACCGCAAGCGCGCCAATAACCGATCGTTCCAATTGCACCCATCCCGCGTTGTGGTGTGGAGCCGCGACGGTACAGTGTGCGGCGATTCTGTGCTAGAGGCGGGCTATAACGACCTGCTAACGATGGAGAAGATCATCGGTAGTGGTGGCGAGGGATTCTGGAAGAACGCCAAGTCCAGCCCCGTGTTGAGCATGGACAAGGACATGAACCCTGCGTCCCTAGCGACCATGCTTGGCGTTGAGGTTACGGCCATCGCGGATAAGCTCGACGAGGTTATCGCCGGATGGCAGAAAGGCTTTGACCAGCTACTTATGCTCCAAGGTATCGACGCTAAGACGCTAGGCGTTACCTTGCCCCAGCCCGCCGAGTTCTTCGCCGTTGCGCTGCAATCCTTCGCCGCATCAATCAACGAGCCGCTAAAGATACTCATCGGAAGCCAGTCAGGCGAGCGCGCATCAACCGAGGATGCGAAAGAGTGGAATGGCACGATAATGAGTCGGCGCGAGAACTACGTAAAGCCCAACATAGAGCGCGTGCTTGACCTTCTTCGATCCGTCAAAGTGCTGCCAGATATTGACTGGGCAATAGGCTGGACCGACCTCACGGAGGACACTAAGGAGGAGCGCGTTGCCAACGCCGGGAAGCTTGCCGAGATCAACAAGTCTTTGATGGGCACTGGCGAGGTGGCGTTTACCGCTGGCGAGATACGCGAGGCGGCCGGGTACATGGAGCCGCTCGCGGACAGCGATTTGTTGCCGGAGGATGAAGATGCGGACGCTGAGTAATGCCTGAACCAATCCTCCCCGCATCACCAGAAAACCCAATAGGCGGCACGCGCATCATAATCAAGGCGCGCAAGGCCATTAATCGTCAACTCAAAGGCGTACAAAAGTGGCTGCTCGGTCAACTTACAGGTATACCGACCAACCGGATCACGATAAACTCATCGGTCTACGAGTACCAGATTAGCCCGTTTGCGCTTGAGTCAATCGTCAGGGAGCTAAGGCGACGGCTAGAAGATCCGCAACCAGGCGCGGAAGTGTTGGTGAACCGAACCGTTGCCGGATACGAGATAGGCACCGCTGCCGCTGTTACCAACCTCGCCACGCTGACCACTGACTACACTCGCACCATTACTAGCGTACTATCAAGCGACCCGTGGCAACGCCGCGTTGCGCTGGTCCGCGCGCGCGTATTCGAGCAGATGCAGGGCTTTGCTGGCGAGACTGCGGCAGACCTTGCGCGCGTGCTATCCACTGGAATCGAGAACGGCAGCAACCCGATCGAAGTTGCCAAGGCAATACGCGCACGCTTTGATGTTAGCCGTAGCCGTGCCGAGAGAATAGCGCGCACTGAGATAACCGGCGCGCTGCGTAGGGCTAGGTGGGACGAGGCGGAGGATGCGCGGATCAGCATTGGTATCAGAACGCTTGAGATGTGGTTAAGTGCGCTAAGCCCAACGACAAGAGCCAGCCACGCATCAAAGCATGGGAATTTGTATAGCGTTCAGTTTGTTAGGGAGTTCTATTCTTCGGGTGGCGAGGCGATTAATTGCCGATGCTCTCAGGTTAGCGTCCTAGTTGACGAAAACAACCAACCCCTATCGACCCGCTCGATTGATCGAGCTAAGCGGGCGAAGGGTAGGTATGATAAGGCTAGTGGCTAGGCGGCACATCACTTAACCGCCGATACGAATCCCTAAACTCGGGCACACACGGCGCGCTATACCCAGCATGGTCATCGATAAGCAATTGCGTTGGGTGCGCCTTGTTTGATAGCCGCCTTGACCGTGAGCGGCGAATAGCAGTCAGTGAACATCGCAATTGCAACAGGTAATCCGAAATCTTTAGCATCTTTTTTAATCTCCTCGGTTAAGTATCTGCCACACGTCGTCGCGTTAGCGCACGTGTCTTGCGCGCAGTATGTGCGGTCGCGGTAGCAGATCATCTCCCGCTACTCCTAAGTTTAATAAAAGTTTCCAGCTCTTCGGCAAGCCGCGCCTGCGTTAATGGTTTTTGGCACGTAGCAAGCGGGTGGCGCGATCTTACGCCGTGCGCGATAGTTGTGCCGGTCTTTATCCCCAGGCAGCATACGCCACCTGATAGCGGTCTTGCTAGGGCCGCGCATCCTGTGCAGGTGCTGCTCATAGTAGCACCGCCGCTGCGATCACTACGGACAGGAGGATGCAGCCTAGCATTGCGAGTTGTTCTTTCATATCTCACCTCGGGCTTTTGATCTTGCCAAAAGAATTCTTTCTGCCATTTCTCTAGTAATCATTAGAGTCAAGTTATCCGCACCCTCTTCCACTGCCCGTTCAAGAATTTGCGCCAATGGCGTGCATGCCTCATACAACTCAGGCGCGGCGGCGATTAGGTGGGCGTTGGCCAAACACTCGCTGTGGTCTTTGTCGTTATAAGGCACTATCACAATCCAGTCGCTATCTGGTCCCACGCCGTGCCCTTTATATGTAGGACTAGTGCTTCTAACCCCGCTTTTCATCCACGGCCCCTTAGTAAACTTTTCCTCACTCATACCTCTTCCCCATCATGCCCGATCGCCAGCAGTGATTGGATTCGGTCATCGATTGACTCGATCTCGATCTGGCACTGCGCTTGAATTTCTTTCTTTCTTGCATTTAGCGCATCGATCTGCTCCCGATTGACATCGACGACCGAAAGCATGTTGAATGTCGCCATTCCGCTTCCTAGCAGCACATAGTCCTCGCAGCCCTTCATATCGCTGCAACAAACGGTTTCATACCCGTGCTTGATGTTGTTGAACAAAAATACTTCCACTTGCTTAGTTTTCATATCTATTCCCCTATTACGTTGTTAGTACCGCGATAATACACCCCACGCGCACGGTGTCAACTGTTTTTATGCTTGACATCATCGCGGCG